CCCAGTTCAAGACTTTATCTTCTTGCCTGTGTCATCTATGGGTATGGTCGCACGTGAATACGAACAACAACAGATGGTTGGCTTGATGCAGACTCTAGGTAACAGCCCAATCACTCCAGTATTGTTGCAAGGTATCATTAAGTCTTCAAGCCTGTCTAACCGTGAAGAGATTATTGCACAGCTTCAAGCTATGTCTCAGCCTGATCCAATGGCTCAGCAAAATCAGATGCTAGAGATGGCAGCTAAAGAAGCTATGGTTCAGAAAGCTCAGGCAGAAGCAGCTAAAGCTATGGCTGAAACCCAGCAGATTGGTGTTGAAACTCAGTACATTCCTGCTGAAGCACAAGCTAAGTTATTGGCTGCAGCTTCTAAGAATACCTCTGATCCTATGGCAGATGAGTTCGAGAAGCGTATGAAGCTTATGGATCGAGTTATTAAGGTAGAAGATATTGCCTCTAACGAACGTATTGCACAGCTACAGAATAGAAATAAAGTTGTAAATATGTAACAAAGTACTTGACTTTTGAGAAAAAGTATGTTATAATAGAAGCATATACTAACATATATTAACTCCAAAGTCAAGGAAAAAGTTAATGAATAGAGAACTACAAGATTATTATGAGGCACGCTTTTCAATGTGTTCCTCAAAAGGCTGGAAAGAACTCATTGAAGATATCCAGCTAATGAAGCCTGAGGTAGAAAGCATCAAAGGTGCTGCTACTTTAGAACAGTTACATTTTAAGAAGGGTGAGTTATCAATTATTAATTGGTTACTTAACCTAGAGAGTGCAAGTAGAGAAGTCTACGACCAACTTCAAGAAGAGGTTGATAATGGCTAGACGACTATTTGACTTTCGTTGTGAGAACAAACACCTCACTGAAAAGTTCATTGACGATTCTGTCACTGAAGTTGAGTGTTGTGAATGTGGTGACACAGCTAGTAAGGTAATTACTGGATGTGGCATTTATCTTGAACCCTTTTCAGGGGATCACCCATCGAGTTATGACCGATGGAATCGTGTTCGTGCTGAGAAGATGGCTCAAGAGAAGAAGCGTAACTCATAAGTGTGCTCTTGACACCGAGTTATTTTTAAGAATCCTAGAATCGCATAGCGACAGGAGATACAAATGGCTGAACTAATCGAACTGCAAGACGAAGAATCATTTAACCAAGACGACACAACTAGTGTTAACGAGACTCCTCAAGAGGATAACTCTCAAGACCTACAAGAAGAGGTTGTAATACCAAGTAAGTATCAAAACAAATCCCTAGAGGAAATTGTTAAGATGCATCAAGAAGCTGAAAAGCTTATTGGTAGACAAGCCCAAGAAGTTGGTGAAGTCCGTAAGTTAGCTGATGAATTGATTAAGCAACAACTCGAAGCAAGGGTAAAACCTAAAGATACAGAACAGCTTGTGGCTCAAGAGATTGATTTTTTTGACGATCCCGCAAAAGCAGTAAATCAGGCAGTAGAGAATAACCCTGTTCTCAAACAAATGCAAGAGCAACTAGTACGCCAAAAGCAATTAGAAGCACTAGCAGTGATTGAGAAAAAACATCCTGATTTTGTTGACGTAGCAAAGAGTAGTGAATTCAATGAATGGATTAACGGCTCAAAGGTACGTAAGCAGTTGTACGATGCAGCTAATAACTATGATGCTGATGCAGCTTTAGAATTGTTAGACACTTATAAATCCTTACGAGGAATTAAAGAGCAGACTATCCAGTCGGCTGACGAAGGTGTTAAGCAAGTCGGAGAGCAGCAACGCAAACAAGCTATTAAAGCAGCCGGAGTACAAACTGGTGGAACTGGAGAATCATCAAAGCCAACTTACAGATATGCAGATATTATGAAGCTGATGATGTATGACCGTGAACAGTACAACGCAAGAGCTGATGAGTTCCTGCAAGCGTACCAAGAAGGTCGAATCAAAGGCAGACCAAACTAATTAACTAGGAGATTTAAAAATGGCATTAGGATCAGGACATCAAACAGTAACAACCGCAGCTAAGTTCGTACCAGAAGTCTGGAGCGACGAAGTTGTAGCAACATACAAGAAAAACTTAGTAGCAGCTAACCTTATCAAAAAGATGAGCTTCAAGGGTAAGAAAGGTGACGCAGTTCACATTCCTAAACCGGGTCGTGGCTCAGCTAACGCTAAGGCAGCTAACACACAAGTTACATTAAACACAGATACAGCGACTGAAGTTATCGTTAACATCGATCAACATTGGGAATTCTCAATTATGATCGAAGATATCGTAGCTGCTCAAGCTTTGGCTTCTATGCGTCAGTTCTACACAGACGACGCTGGTTACGCTTTGGCTCGTAAAGTTGACTCATTGATCCTTGAATTGGGTCGTGGCGTTAACGGCGGTGACGGTACAGCTGCTTACACTGGTGCTTACTCAGGTGCTGACGGTACTACTGCTTACACAGGTACTGCAGGTGCTTTGACTGATGCTGCTATCCGTCGCTCTATCCAGCGTTTGGATGATGCTGACACACCAATGGACGGTCGTTTCTTGATCGTTCCACCATCAACACGTAACACATTGATGGGTATTGCACGTTTCACTGAGCAAGCTTTCGTAGGTGATGCTGGTAACGGTAACACAATTCGTTCAGGTGAAGTTGGTAACGTATACGGTGTACCTGTATTCGTTTCTAGCAACGCTGACGCTGCTACTGATGGCGATCGTATCTGCTTATTAGGTCACAAGGACTTCGCAGTTCTAGTTGAGCAAATGGGCGTACGTACTCAAACCCAGTACAAGCAAGAGTACCTTGGTGACTTGTTCACTGCCGACACATTGTTCGGTGTGAAAGAGTTGCGTGACGGTTCTGCTATTGCATTGGCTGTACCAGCTTAATAGCTGACTGATTGATCCCTCTTCGGAGGGGTCTTTCTTAAGGGGTCTACGGACTCTTTAACAAAGACAAGGAGTTTCAATGGCTAAGTTTCGAGATAATGCTTCAGGTAATGTGTTTGTGTTTGAATCCCAGTATGATATTGATTCATTACGTAAGCACCCTGAGTATACAGAAGTAATAGAAGAACAAGTAGTCACAGTAGTGGAAGAACCACTAGTATTAAAGAAACCTTTAACAACGAAAAAACAATTAAAGGAAGTTTAAACAAATGAAACATTGCTATAAGTGTAAAACTTGTAAAGATGTATCGTTGTTTGGTAAAAATAAATCTAAGCTGGATGGTTTAGCTACAGAGTGTAAAGACTGTAAAAGAAAACAAGATAGAGAATATGCTGCTAAGAATAGAGAAGCCGCAAAAGAAAGAGCATCTATTTGGTACTATGATAATAAACAATATGCTTTAACAGCAAATAAAGAATATCGTAGTAAATGGAGCAAAGCAAATAGACATAAAAGAAACGCTGTAGAAACTAAAAGAAGAGCATTAAAATTAAATGCAACACCTAAGTGGTTAAGCAAAGAACAGTTACAACAAATTGAATCTGTATATTGGTTAGCTCGTTTAGAACAAGAATTAACAGATGAACAATTTCATGTTGATCACATTGTTCCTTTAAAAGGAAAAACAGTTTGTGGACTACATGTGCCTTGGAATTTACAGGTATTGAAAGCATCAGAAAATCTTTCTAAAGGAAATCGAATTGTTTTATAATAGTCCAAAACACAAGCATAACTTTTGTGCAATTTATAGAGGGGCTGGAGGCGCGGGAGACGCCACTGGTGACTCAGCCAGTGAAGCTCTCTTAGTTCGTGAGTTAGCAATTGAAGTACAGGCAGATGCGGATGCTGCAGAGGCTGCTAAATTAGCTGCTCAAGCTGCCCAAGCTGCTGCAGAATTAGCTGAGACTAACGCAGAAACTGCAGAGACCAATGCAGAGACTGCTCAAGCTTCTGCTACAGCCAGTGCTTCTAGTGCTTCTTCTAGTGCTTCAACAGCGACAACTCAAGCAGGGATCGCTACTACTCAAGCTACCAATGCAAGTAATAGTGCTACAGCTGCTGCTTCTTCTGCAAGCAGTGCTTCTACTTCTGCTACCAATGCTGCTAGTTCAGCTTCAGCTGCTGCTACGTCAGCTACTAATGCAAACAACTCAGCAAACGCTGCAAGTACATCAGCTACGAATGCTGATAATAGTGCTACTGCAGCTGCTAGTTCAGCTTCTACAGCAACTACTCAGGCTACTAATGCTTCTAATAGTGCAACTGCTGCAGCTACTTCTGCAACCAATGCAAGTAACTCTGCTACAGCAGCAAGTACATCAGCATCTACCGCCACAACACAAGCTGGTATAGCAACTACTCAAGCTACCAATGCTGCTTCATCAGCATCTGCTGCTAGTACTTCAGCGACTAACGCTAGTAACTCTGCAAGTGCTGCCGCAACAAGTGCTACCAATGCAAGTAACTCTGCTTCTGCAGCGTCTACTTCAGCGTCTAACGCTTCTACTTCAGCAACCAATGCCAGTGCTTCAGAGATTGCTGCTGCTGCCTCTGCTGCCGCTGCAGCTGCTTCTTATGATAGCTTTGATGACAGATACTTAGGTGCTAAGAATTCTGCTCCTACAGTAGACAATGACGGCAATGCTTTGATTGCAGGTGCTTTGTATTATAATACTGGTGCTGTTACTCCTGCTGACAAAGGTATGTATGTTTATGATGGCTCTCAGTGGATTGCTGCTTCAGCTGCGTCTACAGCTATCTTAGTTGTTTACAAATACACAGCCACTTCAGGTCAAACAACATTCTCTGGTAACGATGATAACGCTGTTGCATTAGCATACACACCAGGCTCTATTTTAGTAACAGTTAACGGAGCACTGTTAGAAAGTGTTGCTGATTATACCGCTACTAACGGTACTTCAGTAGTATTGACATCCGCATCTATTGTTGGTGACGAAGTAAACATCTATGCTTTCAGTACTTTTGATATTGCTAATGTCTATACACAAACACAGTCTGATGCTACCTTCCTAACCAAGTCTAACCCAAGCTACACAGGCACTCTAACAGGCGGAACTGGTGTTGTAAACATTGGTTCTGGGCAGTTCTATAAGGATGCCTCAGGTAATGTAGGTATTGGTACAAGTAGTCCTACAGGTGTTGGAAAAATTATCAATATAGTTGGCTCATCTACCACTATTCCTTCAACATATACTGCTGGAAATTCTGATAATTCACAATTTGTTACTATGTATAGTGGCTCTGTGTCAGCGGGTGATGTTTCAGCCATGTACTTTAACAATGGTTTAAGATTTGCGACCGCTTCAACTCCAGCTGCTGTTGGTTTTACAGAACGCATGAGAATAACCTCTAGCGGCAATATGTTAGTTGGAACAACCTCTGAATTTGCAAAAGTTACATCAAGAACCACAAGTAGTTCGGCAATTCCATTTTGGGCTTCTTCTAACTATTCAGGAGATTTATCACAACCAGCGATGCGTCTTGATAAGTTTGATAATAATACCACAACATCACAAGTTTTCCTTAACTTTTCAGTCAATAACAACACTGTAGCCTGTGGGCAGATTAACGCAAACGGAAGCGGAGCATCAGCTTTTGGTTCTTGGTCTGATAGAAGGTTAAAAGAAAACATTGTTGATTTACCACCACAGCTTGATAAAATTATTTCTTTAAGACCTGTTGAATTTGATTACATTGAATCAGAAGGTGGTGGTCATCAGACTGGTTTCATTGCTCAAGAAATGCAAGAAGTTTACCCAGATGCTGTAGGTGTTAGAAATCCTGACAATATGCTAACAATTAGTGGATGGGATAAAACTACTGCTCGTCTCGTTAAAGCAATCCAAGAACAACAGGTTCTCATTCAATCACAAGCAGACACTATCACAGCTATGGAAGCACAGTTGACTAACATCAACTTAACAGTAGCTGACGCTACTGCACGACTAACAGCATTAGAAGGGAAGCAATAATGACTAAAGCAAGAGACCTATCGCAAGTACCTAATGCTTCGTTAGGCTTCAAGAATAGGCTGATTAATTCGGACATGAGAATCGACCAGCGTAATGCTGGTGCTAGTGTTACTGTAAATTCAACAGCACCTACATATACCCTTGATAGGTTTTATGGACAAGCTGGTAGTGGTGGAGTATTTACAGTTCAGCGTTCCACCGTTGCACCTACAGGATTTACAAACTCATTATTAGCTACTGTCACTACCGTTGATGCCAGCATAGCTGCAGGTGATATTTACCTACTATCTCAATCCATTGAAGGTTTGAATTGTGCTGACTTAGCGTTTGGTACAGCGGGTGCTTCTACGGTAACTCTTTCCTTCTGGGTTCGTTCAAGTGTAACAGGAACATTTAGTGGTTCATTAAGTAATAACTCTTTCAATAGAAGCTTTGCATTCACATACACCATTAACGCTGCTAACACTTTTGAATATAAAACAATAACTATCGCTGGTGATACAACTGGTACTTGGGCAACTGATACAACCACTGGATTGCGAGTTTATTTTAGTTTAGGTGCTGGTTCAAACTATAGCGGAACTGCTGGTTCATGGCAAGCAGCTGGTTTAACAAATGTTACTGGTGCTACAAACATAATTGCAACTAACGGAGCAACCTTCTACATTACAGGTGTTCAACTAGAAAAAGGCTCTACTGCTACTAGCTTTGATTACAGACCTTATGGTACTGAGTTAGCTTTGTGTCAGAGGTATTATCAAATTTATCAAAAGCCTGTAGGCAGAGGTGTAATGAATGGTACGACAAATCTAGGTCGTATTGGGCTACCGCTACAAGTTCAAATGAGAGCTTCCCCTACTATGAATATAAGCGGAACTATTGATTGGTTTGATGCTAGTGGGGTTGGGACTATTACTGCTTTAAATGCAACATATACAACCACAAATGCTATTGAATTTGATGCTCTTGCAGCTACAGGAACAACAGCACTAGGCAGACCTTGTGTTTTATATAATGGTTCTAATACAGGCTCATTAGTAGCATCAGCGGAGTTATAAAATGTATAAAATATGTTTAGATGTAATTACAAATCAGCCAGCATCTTGTATTAAACGAATTTCAGATGGTGCTATTATCCCATTCGATGAAGCCAACACAGACTACCAAGAGTACCTAAAGTGGATTGCTGAAGGCAACGAACCATTACCTGCGGATGAATAAGCATGAGCGAAGAGAACGGAATAGACCTCTATAAGTATGGGAAGTTAGTTGCTCAGGTAGAGGCAATGGAAAAGAAGATAGACAAGCTAGAGACTGGTATGGAACAGTTACTAGAGTTAGCTAACAAATCTAAAGGTGGCTTCTGGATGGGTATGACAGTGGCTTCTATTGTTGGTGGTATCGTTACATTCATCGGATCACACTGGACATTTAAATGAGAGAACTAACAGTAGGTAAGAACCTCACAGCAGGTGTTAGCAATACAGTCTATACAGTCCCTAAAGGATGTAAAGCGATTGCTACATTATTATTCATTGCTAACGGCGGAGGTTCTACTAACTCTGTCTCCGCAGGATGGCATGATGTAAGTTATGGTTCAACGATTGTTATCTCTGGTGCTAAGTCAGTAGGGGCTGGTGACTTTCTAAGATTCTCTGACGGTCGCATGGTCATGGATGAGTACGACTATATTACAGTAACTCCAGCAGCAGGTTCTACATTCTCAGTTATTCTGACTGTAGAGATTCTACAAAACACAGCTTATCAGAATGGATCTTAATTATGAAACAAGGTTTATACAGTAATATCGCAGCAAAGCGTAAGCGTATCGCTGAGGGATCAGGTGAGAAGATGCGTAAGGTAGGTGCTAAAGGTGCTCCATCAGCTAAAGACTTTAAGGATGCTGCTAAAACAGCCAAGAAAAAGAAATGAAAAAAGACTCTAGACTAGCTAAAGCAGGTGTATCAGGTTACAATAAACCTAAAGCTACACCAAGTCACCCTACTAAGTCACACGTAGTAGTGGCTAAATCAGGTGATGAAGTTAAGACTATTAGGTTTGGACAGCAAGGTGTTAAAGGTAGTCCGGACGGATCAGCAAGAAATAAAGCTTTTAAAGACCGTCATGCTAAGAACATTGCCAAGGGTAAGATGAGTGCAGCTTACTGGGCTGATAAAGTTAAATGGTAAAGGGATAATATGCCACTAAAAAAAGGTAAATCAGATAAAACAGTATCTTCTAACATCCGTATGATGGTTAAAGAAGGTAAACCACAGAAGCAAGCCGTTGCTATTGCATTATCTAAAGCAGGTAAATCATTGCCTGTTCGTGGTGGTCGTACAGCAACCAATAAAAAGAAGAAATAAAGCTTGACATTTTAGATAAAGTATGTTATAATATACGGACAAACAAGGATAATAATGAATTATATTTCTTTAGTAAACAGCGTGTTAAGAAGACTACGAGAGACTGAGGTTTCTTCCGTAGCTGACAATGCTTATTCTAAGATGATCGGTGAATTCGTTAATGATGCTAAACGTCAGGTTGAAGACGCTTATGCATGGAATTCTTTATCAGATACATTATCTGCAGTAACAGCTACTGATATTTTTAATTATGTCTTGGTAGGATCAGGACAAAGATTTAGAATCATTGACGTTATTAATGATACAGAAGATATCTTTGTAAAATACCTACCTACTTCTGAGATGAACAGATTGTTCTTAATGACTAGCTCTGAGAAGGGTTCACCAGCATACTATAACTTTAACGGTGTAGACGCTAACGGAGATACTCAGGTAGATCTTTATCCTATTCCTAACGGTGTTTATAACGTACGTTTTAACATCATTAAACCACAAGTACCTTTATCAACTGATGCTGATAGATTATTAGTACCACACGAACCTGTAATCTTTAACGCATGTGCAAGAGCATTTGCTGAGCGGGGTGAAGATGGTGGCATTGCATCAGGTGAAATGTATGCATTGTATAACCAATCATTAGCAGATGCTATTGCTATTGAATCTGGACGTTACCTTGAAGAAGGTGAATGGGTGGCTTACTAATGGCTGAACAACTATTAACAGGATCAATTGCAGCTCCGGGTTTCTACGGATTAAACGTACAAGACTCGTCTGTTCAGTTATCTAGTGGCTTTGCTCTAGAGGCGAACAACTGCATTATTGATAAGTACGGACGCATTGGTGCAAGACAAGGATGGACTCCTGTCAACACTACTCAGTTAGCATCACAGGCTAACGTTAGAGCTATCTATGAAGTGTTTAAAGATGATGGTAACGTTGTCTTATCTGCAGCTGATAACAAACTATATGCAGGTACTACAACATTAACTCAATTAGCCGTACGTAATAGCACTGATACAGGTAATTTATCATATACTATTAGTGATGACAGCTGGCAGATTAGTGGCATGCCTTACGATACTGGAGCAACTCCTTCAGGTCACGCTATCCTAGCTCAGGCAGGGCATCCTATATTAGTATATCATAAACTAGGTGCTACAGCTCATGCTCATACAGGTGCTTATGGCTTACAACGATTAGGTGATATTGCTACTAACTTACCCGGTAATTATACTGTAAGTGACTTCACTCCTAACGTAGTCATGACTGCTTATGGTCGTGTATGGGTTGCGGATATTGCTAACGATAGACAGACTGTATACTTCAGTGACTTACTAGATCCTACCCAATGGAAGACAGGAACTGCTGGTTATCTTAATATCAGTGAAGTTGTACCAAACAATGATCCTATTGTAGCTCTTGCAGATCATAACGGTTTCTTGATTATCTTCTGTGAGAAGCACATTGTAATCTATGAGAATCCAGTAGATCCGTCATTATTAACATTAAAAGATACTATCACTGGTATTGGTTGTATTGCTAGAGACTCTGTAGCTTCTATTGGTACAGACTTAATGTTCTTATCTTCTACTGGTGTGCAGTCTTTACAGCGTGTCGTACAAGAGAAGTCATTACCTTTCAGAGATATCTCTAAGAATGTACGTGATGAATTATTATCTAATGTTAACTCTGAAGTATTAAAGTATATCAAAGCAGTGTACTATCCTACAGATGCTTTCTATTTATTGTCGTTACCTTCTACTGGCTTTACTTATTGTTTTGATACAAGAGGTGCATTAGAGAACGGAGCAGCTAGAACAACTATCTGGAAACAGATTAGACCTACTGCTTTCTGTGTAACTCAAGACAGACAGTTATATATTGGTAAGCCCGGATACATTGGTAAGTATAACGGATATGAAGACAACGGTGCTAAGTATCGTATGTCTTACTTTACTAACTACTTTAACTTTGATTCTGATGCACAGTTAAAGATTCTAAAGAAGATTAACGTAACAGCTATTGGTGGTTCTAATCAGCCTATCGCTGTTAAATGGGGTTATGATTATACTCGTAACTACTTCTCTCGTGGTATTACACTAGATCGAGTTGAAGTATTTGAGTACGGTGCAGCAGAGTACAATGTAGCAACATATACAAACGGTATTGCTCTTGACATTGCACGTATTCCTGCATCAGGATCAGGAACAGTTGTTCAATTAGGATTTGAATCTGACATTGACGGAACACCTTTATCAATACAAAAGATTGACTTCGCACTTAAGCAAGGAAAAACATTACTATGAGTTCATACGTTAAAGCCACAAACTTTGCAACTAAAGATACGTTACCTACCGGTGACTCTAACAAGATTGTTAAGGGTACAGAGATAGATAACGAGTTTAATGCTATTGCTGGTGCTATCAGTTCTAAAGCTGACATTGCATCTCCATCATTTACAGGAACTCCAGCAGCTCCTACAGCTGTATTTGGTACTAACACAACACAGTTAGCTACTACAGCCTTCGTAACAGCTGCTCTACAAGCTGTGTACCCTGTAGGTTCTATCTACATTAACGCTGCTAGTACATCTAATCCATCTTCTTTGATGGGATTTGGTACTTGGGTAGAGTTTGGTGCTGGTCGTATGATGGTTGGTTTAAACGCTAGTGATGCGTTGTTTGACACACTAGAAGAAACTGGCGGTTCTAAAGATTCTATTGTTGTATCGCATACTCACTCAGCTACTTTGACAGGAACTTCTGGTTCAGCTGGTACACACGCTCACATCTATCAAACAGGTTATAATACTAATTTAACAATCATCAATCAAAACGGTAACTTTGGTGGCGGTACACCTGATGACGGCAGTTATAGATATACTTCTGAAAGTGCCGGTGAACACCAACATAGTTTATCTGTATCAGGTACTACAGGTGCTACAGGATCTAGTGGAACTAATGCTAACTTACCTCCATACATTACGGTTAAGATGTGGAAACGAACAGCTTAAAAGTACCAGTAGTTAATAGACAAGACTACACAATGTACTTAGAGAACTTTGCAGGTATGTTGTGGTTTCATACAGATGTACGTAAATGGTCTAGTGAAGTTAAGAAAAGTTTTATAAAAGATTTAGATACATTACAAACCCTAGTCAGTGTTCCTTTGGTAGCGTTAATTGATAATACTAAACTAGCTAAGTTTGCAAGATCTATAGGATTTAAATACGAACAACCTATCATAGGTAACGATAATGAAAAGCATGAAATTTACAGTAGGAGTTTATAATGGGTAAGTTAGTTAGTAGTGTAGCTAATATATTTACAGGTGCTAAAGATACAGCTGCTGCTGCTCAGCAAGCATCAGCTCAGCAATCTGAAGCAGCTAAACAAGCAGCTATAGCAGCTCAGTTTAGACCTGTAGGAATGACTACAAGGTTTGGCTCGTCTCAGTTTACTCGTGAGACTGATCCAAGAACAGGCATGCCTTATGTATCTTCTGCTTCGTATACAGCTGCTCCTGAGTTAGCTGCTTTACAAGAAAGATTGTTTGGTACATTCGGACAAGGCTTAACAGCAGCTGAGACCATGCAAGAACAAGCCGGTGCTTTAGGCGATCAAGCTACTCAGCTATATAATTTAGGTGCTGGATACTTAGCTGAATCTCCTGAAGCAGCTAGACAACGTTTCATCAGTCAGCAACAAGCTTTAGTAGGCGGGCAGAATGAGCAAGCTCTGTCAGGTATTCGTAATCGTTTATTCCAAACAGGTCGTACTGGCTTAGCTACAGGTGGTACTACTACTGGCATGCAAGCTACTAACCCTGAGATGGCTGCGTACTACAACGCATTAGCTCAGCAGAATGCACAGATCGCTGCAGGTGCTGATCAAGCTGCACAGCAACAACAGACATTCGGTGCAGGTTTGTTAGGAACTGGTACACAACTACAACAAGCACAACAACAAACTTTAGCTGGTGCGTATTCTCCACTACAGACTTTGTTAGGTTTGTCAGGAAATGTAGAAAACTTAGCACAGATGCCTTATCAGTTAGGTATTCAACTCGGTCAAGCTACTCAGCCGGGTCAGACTGCCGGTGCTAATATGTATCAGCAAGGTATGTCACAAGCTGCTAACACAGCCTACCAAGGAACTGCTGCTGCTAACGCTGCTAATGCAGGATTCTGGGGTGGTTTGATGTCAGCGGGTGCTCAAGGTTACGGTGCTTATAAACGTCCATAATAAGGAATAGAAAATGGCTACAGTAGATTTATATAAAAACTTATTGGGATATGATCCTTATGAGCGTAGAATGCAAGAGCAAAAGCTTTGGGGTAATCTATACCAAGGTGCTCAGTCTCCGTACGAACGTATGGGTATTGCATTAGGACAGATTGGTTCTACTTTGTTTGGCGGTGATACAAGATCACAAACAGAGACAGCTGAGTTAAGCAAAGTATTACAAGAAGTAGGTAGTCAATACGAAGTAAACTCTCCTGAATACTTTAAAGCAATCGCAGCTGCTCTTCCTGAGTCTATGAGCAATGCTAAAGCATACGCATCACAGAAAGCTTTAGAAGCTGAAGGTGTCGCACGTAAACAAACACGTGAAGATATTGAGTTCGTTACTAAGAACCCTGATCAGTTAGCTACAGAGTTACAGACTCTTACAAATCGTTTAGAGAACAAAGCTAAGTTAGCCGGATGGACAGGAGAAGGTGAAGTATCTCCAGAGATTCAAGCTAAGTTAGAGAAGACTGCTGAGTATAAAAAGATTATGCAATTATCTAATGCAGGTCAAACTGCAATCATTGATAAAGCTCAGAAAGAAGAGAAGGAAGGTCTTACTCTTGAAAGTCTTAAGACTACTATTGCTAAGAACCAAGCTCAACTTAAACAGATTGGTACTGATCTTGATGCTGGTAATCGTTGGAACATGGAACGTGAATCTGCTATCGACTTATTCGTAGCAAATGGATTAGATTATACTAAGCCTCTTGATCAAGCTACTGCTTTAATGAATCCTTCATTAGTAACAGCACAACAGAAAGCATTGCGTAAACCTTGGCAAGGCGGAAAGCAGCAAGCTCCTATCAAATTACAATAAGGATACTTAATGCCTTTATATGAATACCAAGGTCAGCAGTATGATATACCTGACACAGACCCTGCTGTAGCTAAAGCAAAGATTCTTTCTTACTTAGGTGAGAAAGCTCCTGCACCAGCTGCTGCTACAGTTCCTTCTGAAGCTCCTGCTGGTGAGACATACAAACAAGCAGGGGAAATCATATCAGCTGCTACTCCGCAGATTGTTAAAGATGTTGGCGGTAAAGTTGCTAACGTAGCTGGTACTATATATCAAGCATCACCAGAAGTTGTACAGCAAAGCTTACAAAAAGGTGGTAATTTTTTGATGGATAGTCTTGAGTATCTTAATCGAGGCTTTCAAACTTTAGCTGTGGCTAACAAAGAACGTAGGCAATTGGCTAGAGAGTACGACGCTACAGCTACTCCAGCTAATGATCCTCTAGCATCAGTCAGACGTACTATGTCTACTATGACACCAGAAGCTACTGATCGTGTTCAAGCTGCAGCAGTTCGAGGTTTAACAGGTAAAGAAAAGTCTTCAACTCTAGAAGCTTTACCACAAGAGTTTAGAGAGAACAACCCTGTCTTAGCTTCTATTGCTGGATTTGTAGGAGATGTTGTACTAGATAAGTCTGGTCTTGAAGCTCCTTTTGCTGTGTTAAAAGAAACAGTTCTTAAGCCTGTGGCAGGTGCTGTATCAGTTCCGGGTAAGCTTGCTGACAATGAGTTATATAAAGCCTTCATGCTACGTTCTAAGAACATTGACAAGGCTGATGAACTTTATTCTCAGTTTAGATTCTCTCGAGACAAGGCAGTTAACGAAGGTATTCGTGATGCTAAAGCTTTGAACAACGAGATTAAAGTATTGTCTAAACAAACAGGCATTCCTGTTAATGATTTGAAAGCTAAGATTGTTAATGATATTGAGATAGGTCAGATCGGTGATGATGCTATAGGTGCATTAGAACAGAATATTGTTAACAAGTATAAGACATTACTTGAAGAACAGCAAGCTGCTGGCATTAAGATTGGTGACTTGGGTGAGACTTACTTCCCTCATATTAGATCTAAAGAGTTAGATGACATTGTTAACAAGCAAGCGTTGACTATAGCTTCTCGTCCGTCTGCTAAGACTACTCAAGCTTTAACCCGTGAGATAGACGACACAGTACAGAACATTCAATCGAAAGCTTTGTACGGTGATGATGCTATTAAGTTTAGAAACGATCCTGCTGTAGTACAAGGTATCTATGAATTCAAAGCAGCTAACGCTATTGCAGGTAAAAAGATTCTTGATGATGTGTCAAGAGAGTTCGGCGTTGATGCTGCAACTGCACCTAAGAACTATGTAACTATCCCTGAGATATCATCTAATATTAAGTTCCCTCCTGAAGTAAAGAGCCGTATTGTACGTATACACGGTATAGCTACTAACGACCAAGCTATTAACAAGTTCTTAAAGGTTGTTGATGGTACTACTAACTGGTGGAAGATGTGGTCTTTAGGTGTACGTCCATCGTATCACACAAAGAATGCTATGGGTAACTTATGGAATAACTACCTAGCTGGTGTAGATAATCCAATTAGATACAAAGACGCGGCTGTAATGCAGTATAAGATTGCACAGAATAACCTAGACGGTACTATCTACGGTAAGCCAGTTAAAGAAATCTATGAAGAGATGGCTAATCGTGGTGTGATTGGTGAAGGTCAATACGGTGCAGACGTTGCACAAGTTATTGAATCACGCCTAGGAATTAAAACACCTAAGTCTGACTTGCTTAAAGGTTTGTTTAAAGGTGACGTACCTTCAGCTCAAGAGTTAACAGCCCGCACCGTAGGTACAGAGAATCCTTTCCTTAAAGGTGGCTTCGCTGTAGGTTCTGCTATCGAAGACAATGCACGTGTTGCTTTGTTCTTGGATCGTGTTAAGAAAGGTGCATCATACGAGGAAGCAGGTAAGGCAGTGCAGAAGTACTTGTTTGACTATGGTTCACTAAGTCCTTTTGAACAGAACGTCATGAAGAGAGCAATGCCTTTCTATACATGGTCACGTAAGAACATTCCTCTACAGTTAGAAGCTCTAGTTACTACGCCTGAGAAGATCAATAAGATTAATCTATTCAAACAGAACGTAGAAGCCGGTGTAGAAAAGCCTAGTGAGTACGATGTACCTGATTATGTGAAGGATCAGATGCCTATCTATATTAGTAATCCTGTTACTGGTAAGTCAACTGCTATTCCTTTGTCAGGTATTATCCCGTTTGCTGACTTGAACTTATTGACTAATGCATTTAACACAGGTAACAGACCTGATAGTCCGTTTGAGAAAGGTAAGATATCTTCAGCTGCTTCAACAGCTACAGGATCGTTAAACCCTGTCTTCAAAGAACCGGTACAGTTACTACTTAACTATGACTTCTTCCGTAAAAAGAACATCAGAGATTTTGAAGGACAGGAAGTAGACTTCTTAGGTATGAAGATTGGTGCTAAGACAGCTCATACAATCTCTAACTTTATCTTGGCTAATGAAGTAGACCGTATGAATCCAATGGGTATCTTTGGTACTCGTACTAAGGATGAAGTAACCGGTAAGATTACTACAACTCCTAGTATCTTTGGTAACATGCGTGAGTCCCGTACTGACGCACCTGCATCAGAGCGTGGACTACAGACAGCAGCTGGTATCAGACAGGTTAAGTTTGATCCTGCTGAAGTAAACGCTAAGAACTGGGTGTTAATCAAGAAAGATCTAGAAGATGCTAAGAAGCAAATCTATTCAGCTACTGTGAACGGAAGAACCGATCAGCAGAAACAATTGTTACAGACATTAAATGAGTACATTGTACAAGTTAATAAATGGGACAAAGAAGCTAGAGAATCAAGAAAGAAAAAGCAATGATACCGGTATTATCTATCCTTGAGATTGGTGCTAAGTTATTAGACAAGGTTATCCCTGATAAGGACGCTAGAGAGAAGGCACAAGCAGAGTTAATTAAAGCTGCACAAGACCAAGACTTTCAACTAGCGTTAGCACAGATCAAGGTTAACGAGGAAGAAGCTAAGTCAGATAGTTTATTCAAGTCCGGATGGAGACCTTACGTAGGCTGGACATGTGCTACTTCGTTTTCTCTACACTTTGTTATCTTTCCTATTATCAACTTCTTTATTGTTGCACTAGGATACAAGGAAGTAGTTATTAGTTTTGATATGACTACACTAGCTACTACTTTGTTTGGCTTATTAGGCTTAGGCGGATTAAGAACATACGAGAAGATCAAAGGAATCAAATGAGATTGCTTCTAAAACGTATTCACTTCGGTGATACGTTCACAGTAGGTCAATTGTTTGAAGAAACTAATTATGGATTGTCTCCTATCTGCTATGTACTAGAAGATAAAGTAAGACAAGTAGAAGGTCAACCGGTTAGTTCGTGGAAAGTACAGAATGAAACAGCAATCCCAACAGGATCTTATAAAGTTTCTATTACCTTCTCCAACAGATTTCAATCCAAGCTACCTTTACTCCATGATGTCGATGGGTTTACAGGCATACGAATACACAGCGGTAACTCTTCCAAGAATACTGAAGGATGCTTGCTCGTTGGAATGACATGGGACGGTAAGAGTGACTGGATAGGATCTAGTAAAGTCGCTATGAGTTCTTTGATGCCTCTCATAGAGAACTCTACTAGTCCTGTCACTATCGATATTACATAGGTTTGTACGTTGTAAACAAGAGACGGATGAAACCTAAGTCAATTACTACATAGACTGAAACATCATCCTCTCCTACATCATCACCGTTGACGTACTCTACACCAACACCAAACCCTTTAATCACACTTAGTTCTACGCTCATTTGTTTTCCTTATCTCTTTTCCATTGTAAGAACTCATACCAAAGTATTTCTACCTCACTTATCTTTCGTTTCCATGCATAGTAGTGTTCTTGTAAATCAGCTATTTGCTGTTTCTTTTCTTTAACCCAGTTAAGAAAGAAGTAACTACCAATAAAACAAAAGATAGTAAGAGAACCACCTATGATTATTCCTGCTATCAATTGATCCATATAATTCCTTATTAGGTGAGGGTACTCGCTGCAGTGGTCAACCGAGTAGTCTCAATCCACCTACCCACCATCCGCTTTCCCCTCGTAACTCTTAAATCTCACAACCTCCTGCAGTACAGCTTAACGTCTGAGCACCTTCTACGTTATCGTCATACTCCTTAAAGTTCTCCCAATCAACAGAATCAGGTACTAACATACGTAACTGATTGTATTGCTCTTCCGTACACTCTTCATAAGGTGCTTGCTTGTATGTTCCACCATCCATCGGTAGGAATGATACACCAGTTACCTCATCGAAGTGTTCGTACACCCATGCTCCTACTTCCATCCACTCGTTCTCTTTCACACTGATAGTTACTGAAGGCTTGTGTTCACAGTAATGACGCTGAAACAACAACCATAACTTCAAGTGCTTAATAGCAGACAAGTCCTCACGTAGTAATGCACCATCCGCTACCTTAACTGGGAAGCTAAACACTGTAGTACTATCCGGCTTCATCACACATGGTTCAGCTACAAACCCTGCTTGAATCATGAACTGAGTTAAAGGATCTTTGTTGTCCGCCCTAACACGTCTGATATAAAACTTAGAATGCTGAGGATGGATACCACTTGCAGTTGAGCATAGCTGAGAAACTGTCCCTTCAGGTTTAACAGCAGTAACAGCAACAGACTGGTTAATACCAACAGCTGCAGCAAATTCAGCGTTTGTTTCGACAGCCACATCTCTTAGTTTCTCCAATCGTTTAGGTAACTCTACATCATCAGGGTTATTCAGCAAAGCATTGTCTAGGATACCTGTCATTGATACACCTAGTAGTGCTTCTTCTTCAGTGTTCTTCTGCCAAATCTTACGTAGGTAAGGGAAGTTAGTTAACGTTGCTTGGAATGTCCCAAGAATCGTAGCCAACCTAATCTTACGCTCCAAAGAATCCATAGTATCAGAACTACGAACAATGCAAGAGGATAGATTACAGAACTGATAAGGGCGAAGAATGATTTCAGAGCAAGGATTCGTACCAAATTCGTAAGTACTGTCTCTTCTGCCATTCTTTGCAGCTTGTTTCTGCGATGCATCACGATTAAAAATTCCTCTCTCACCTGAGTGTGATTCATAAATACTAGTCCACTCTCTCATGAACTGACCGATACTAGGACGCTCTTCGTACGTAGCTGAGTTGTTAGCTAATGCACGTTGACCGTTACCATCCCACCATGCTCCTGCTTTAGCGTGTGCCATCTTATCATCAGCTAAGTCAGACAAGCTAATCATGGCACTACGACGTACACCTCCCACGACAACAACTTCCCCGATTTTACAGAGAATGTCATGACACTCCAACGAGGATAACTTCCGTCCTGTGGATGCTTTAAACTTAGCGATAACAAACTTGAACAAGTCTTCCAATGGCTTTGCTCCGGAAGCTCTACCTCCAAATGTTTTAAGTCTTGCTCCCGCAGGACGTACCCTTGACAGATCGAATTTTGGAACTTCGCCAGAGTAGAGAAGAGCGAGGAGTTGACGTAACGACTTAGCCCAACCTTCC